TCATTTGAACTACTCATATATATTTATTAATATATTTATACAAAATATATTAATAAATATAATAAATATATAATTAATAAATATATAATTAATAAATATATAATTAATAAATATAATAAATATACTTAATTAGAATGTTGAAATTTTAAAGACCCTAAACCATTACTTATAGTTAATAAATTATACTGTTCTTCAAATAATTTTAATGTAAACATGTAATCATAGATTAACCAATTTGGTTTATTAAAACCAATAAACTCATCATCTATGCATACAGGTAAAATGGCTACTTTAGTTATATCATTTATTTTTTCTAATTCTATAACTTCATATTCAAAATCAATATTATTATAGTTTATCAAATTGGCATATCCACATGGGTCTATTATAAATGGATTCGAGTTTAAACTAAAACTATAATTATAAACTCCATTTGCTGATGAACCAACGCTTCTCAAAAATGGCTCAACATAATTATAATAATCAGCATTTAAATTATTTTCTTTATTTTTGCCATCTAATTTTAATGCCCAATTTACTAATATATTTTTTGTTTGTTTTCTATTTGGTCCAGTTATATATGGATTGCATCCATTCCCAATAGCACTCGATTTAAATGAAAATGGAAAATATGGCGGATATTTTTTAATCAATTCATTGATGCCCGTAGAGCCAGTTTCTATTCTACTATAATAAATTGTATTATTATTAATACTTTCACTTAAATAGGTGTGGGTATTTGGTGTTATAGTTTCGCTTAAATAAAGAGTTTGTTTAAAATCTAAAGGTTTAGTATTCGAGGTACCCACTTCAAATAATTCTGGGAATTGTGAAAATTTTGGGTCTGGGTTTGTTGTTGTATATGTTACTTCAGCAAATATTGGAGAGAGACTAGTAATATTACTTGGATACCAACTATCATTTAATTTTTTATAATATAAAGGCTGCAATGTATATGGTTTTTCATTATAAGCCCAATTTGTATAATTACTCCATTCATTTCTTAAAAAAACGTCATTTCTTTGCATGTACCACATAAAATTAACAACCACCGAATTACTTTTAAACCGACTTTGTGTAAACTCTTTGTGATTTTCAAATTCAAAAAAATGCTCTAATATTTGTTTTATTAAATAGGATTGTGGTTTTTGCTTAAATACTTCTTGTTCTTGTGGGTCTAAATATACATATGTACTTATTAATCTAGGATTACAATCCCATATACTAGATTCTCTCAATAAAGCAGCAATCTGTGCTGAACTATTTGTATTTAAAGCTGCTTGTTGAATAAATTGTTGATTTTGCGAAGCAAACTGGGTTGTAAACATATACAATTGATATAATGGGTCAGTTGTGTTAATTGTACTAATATAGGGCGGAGGAACATATGGTTTAAATATGTCAAATTGCGAAAACCCAGTATTATTATTGTTATTATAATAAGTATCTTGATAATGTTTATAAATAGATATTCCAGAACCATTCTCTGTAATTTTATTAACTGCAATGTTATGATGATAATAAGTATTAATATAATATCTAACATCACGAATTTTAAATAATTCACGGATTGGTCGGCACTCTATTTTTATTTTAAATGCGTTTTCAGTTAATGATAATAATGGAAATGCGTGGCTAGATGAAAACATATACCATAAATTTAATGGAATAGTTAATAATTTTCTATTAATAGAAGGAGACAAATCCGTTATAATATTTAATTCTTTATTAATAACTGATTGTTTATTACTATATATTTTATATAGTATATTTCCAGAGTTATCTTTAAAAGGTAACGGAGCCCCATATAAACAGTTTGGATACAAACCATTTCGATTGTCGCATAATTCTGGATTATTCATTTCAACTACATTTCCAGTCATTTTATTAAATAACTCTTTTTTTTCATTTGTAAAATCCCTTTTAACCATATTTGTTAAATATTCCCCTGAAAACTCTTGAATAATTATATCACCCAATGATACTGTTATTTTTTTTATTAACTGTGAACCTAAATCTTCAATCCATTTAAACTCAAATGGTTGAGCGCGTGGAATATGGGCACCAGTCAGTTGTCTTATTTTGCGCATTTCATTATTACTAGCATCTCTAATTAGATATAATCCTTCTTCGATTGTTGAACTATATGGCGTAGTATTTGGTCTGTCATATATATCACTTGGTTCAACCCATACAGGACTCCATATATAAGGCATTTGGATTGTAAAAAAAGTATCAGAGATTAAATCGCCTACGCGAGGAATCGTAAAATTAAATGTAGTACTTTCATTTTCTTTTAATTTTGGAGTTGTAATATTGCAAGTTATAATATGCTTTTGCAGCTCAAAATTTGTATATTTTTTATAAGTTGCTAAAAATAAACTTCTTTGTGGATTACCATTTATGATTATATTTAAATTTCCATAGGATACTATATTTAATAAGCCTCCACCCATATACTATATAATATATAGTAAATTATATATTATTTATAATATATAATTTATAATTTATAATTTATAATATATAATTTATAATATATAAATTATTTCCTTCTTTTTTTTCTTTTTTTTCTTGGCGCTTGTGCATAGACACTGTGTGGGTCCATACTCATTACACTAGATGGTTGGAGGTGAGGCCCAGATGGACGTTCTACAATTGGTGGAAGATTTGGAATTTTCCGTTCTAATATACGACGAATTTCCTTAATCAGGCCTATTAACGCATTGTATTCTGGAGTATCTTTTGTTAGATAGTTGGGAGGGTCAGCACTTAATTGAGTTTTTAAGCGCTCTATATCTTTAGAAATATCTGGTCTATTTATAAGTTTACCAAGACCATCTCCATCTGGAATACTTGAAACTAATATATTTTTTATCTCTTCTGCTGTTTTACCATTAAATCTAGACGTAGAACTCACCAGAGCATTCTTAAAATGTATTAATTTACTATAAAAATTTGCCACTTGTATTTTTCTTGTTGCTCTTTGTATTTTTCTAGCTGCACGTGTTTGTTTAGAATTAAAAGCCATGCCTGGTATGCTTGTTGACATACGGCGTAAATAGCTCATTGTAGTGCCTCCGCCTTTACAACAGCCTTTTTGTGTGAAGCCGTCTTTTCTGAATGGTACGCGTTTAACACGTTTATATGTATATTTTCTTCCCATATATATAATATAAAATATTATATTATATATTATATTAAATTTTATATTATAACGAACGTTCAAATTGTAAATTAGCAACACCATTTATTATTTTTAAAATATTATATCTTTCTTCCATAAGGTGCATATTATAATGCCAAACATATTTTTCTGTGTCTTTTAAATTAACAGTTGTTTGCTCTTGATTATTTGTTGGAGAGCATGTCACAGTAGAATTAATTGAATTCGATAAATAACTTCCAATTACAGAGGCATATAAAAAAGGGTCCTTTATATTACTAATATAATTAGTGGAATTTTTAATAAAAGTCTTTAATAATGGGTCTATTAATTTATAAGACATGTATATATTATTTATTTTAGACATGTTTATGGCGCCAGATGGTTGATAAATAAGTGGGTCAGTATTTAAACAAAAGTTATAATAAAATACATTTTCTAATCCACAGCCTTGACTGCGTGAGTATATATCGATATATGACACTAATTCTTTTTCGAGTGTTATTTCTCTAATTGAATTATTAAAATAAAGTCCCCATTCTAGTAATATATCTTTATTCTCTTTCGCAGTAAACTTTTTTTGCCAGACTATAGAATCTAACTTATTTGATATATGCGCATTTGCGCTATTAAAACTAAGTAAATCAGTTAATCCATATAAACTCATTATTTCTGAATTATAATTATTATAATTGTAATTGTAATTTGAATAATTAGACCATTCATTTCTATACTTTACATCAGACCGTTGAAAAAACCACATCCATGAGGTAACTAATCCACTTGTTTTAATCTCTGTAAAATGACTTCCGCCAATTAAATCATTAACTGTTTGTTCATGAACCTCTTTAATTAAATAAGAATGACTATTTTGAGAAAAAAATAATTGTTCTTCGTTTGTTAAAAAGGTATAACAACCAATTAAATGAATATCAGCAAACCACGGGCTAGGCACATCTTTATAATAATTTTCTAATAACTTATTACTATTTAATGGATATACTAAGGCGCCCGTTTCAGAGAGTAAAGAACCTAGCGGATCTATTTGAGCATTTATTATAGTTTTTCTTGGCGGTTCTTTAAGAAATAATTTTAAATTATAAACTTCATTATTGCAATTTGGCGCGCTATATGTATTATGCACTATACCAACTAAATTATTTAATTCATTAAAATTACTTGAATTAATTGAATTAGTTGAATTCATCGAAATATCAAAACTATTTAATGAATTATTAATATTAATACTTACTTCATTTATTACGTTTTTAACTACCCACCATTCATTCACCGGTTTTAACTCAATTTCTATTCTTAATTCACTATATTGCATAGCAACTAAAGGAATAGGGGTTTTATTATTTAATGAAGACCATAAATTAATTGGAATTAATAATTGTCTTCCTCTAATCGAGGGCTCTAATCCATAGGACATAGCGCCAAGAGAACCAAAATATGCCGCATTCGGATAATTTCCATTTCTATTTGAATACTGTGCTGGATTATTTAATTCTGGCACATTACCAATCATTTTATTAAATATTTTTTTTTGATTATCTGTAAAATCCCGCCAAACCATATTCAATAAATATTGACCACTAAACTCTTGAATGATTGAATTATTAGACAGTATTCTTATTGAGTTTATAACTTGAACCCCAATATTCTCAATCCATTTAAACTCTAATGGATATACTCTATTTATAAGCTTCATATTCATATTGGAATGAGTTTGTAAAAACTCCAATGTAGCATCAGACACTTCGCTCGGACTATTACAAGAACAATCACATAATCCACATGTTGTTATGGATTGATTAGTATTAAAAGAATAATTAGTATTACTATTTATAGTTAAATAATCCAAATTAGTTTTAATATTTGTTCGGCACGCAGAACAAAATATAACCGGCGTCCCGCCAAAGGCAATAAGCGGACTCCAAATATTAGGCAAAGTAAATGAAAAAAAGACTTCTTGAAGTAAGTCACCATATCTCGGTATTTTAAAATTATACAAAGTTGGAGTATTATAGTTTAAACGAGTATTACCTTCAAAATCAATACGGAACTTTTGTTTTCCAAAATTAGTGTGTGAGACAATTGTTTTTTTAAAAAACGTTTTGCTTGGATTTCCAACTAATATAACATTACTATCACTTTCAGATAAAATATTTAAAAACCCGGCACCCATTTATAAGGCAGATATATATAATAGATATATATTAGATATATCTATATGTTTACTTTACATTATTTAAATTGTTTATATTGTTTAAATTGTTTTAATTGTTTTAATTAATTTGGGAATAAATAATCAACTATACCATTAGAAAATTGTAAAATATTATATCTCTCTTCCATAATATGCAAATTATAATTATAATCTAGTTCTTCATAGCTTGAAGAGTCAATACAATATTTTGTTTGATTATTAATTTCATTACTATTTTCATTAAATATTTTATTAATAGAAGTAAGATCTATCTCATTATACCGTTCTCTATATGGATTAATTGTTGTAAATTCAAATGTAATGTTATTAAATTTCATCATATTCATGGCACCAGATGGATTTAATGAGCTATTTTTTTCAATATTAAAATTATAACAATATATACCATCCTCCAGGTCACCTTCTACTTTTAAATAGTTTTCTATATAATTATTTATGCCATATGGCAAAATCTCTTCGCGCACCAATTCATTACAATACAACCCCCAATTTACCATTATATTCTTTTCATTTCCGGGATGAGTTGGCCCACTAATGTATTGGACGCATGGATTTAAATTATTTAACGCATATTTTTTGTGTTGTGGAGTAATATATGGAATATTTACAGTTGATAAACTATTATACAAATCTAGCGACAATATACAAGGATAAGGCATTTTATTATTATATAACCAATTTGAATAATTAGACCATTCATTTCGTAATACAACATCAGTTCTCTGAAAAAACCACATCCAGGCCGCTGTCATCCCATAAGAATGTGTGTCTTCTTTTCTAACACCTTGAACGTTATAGATAGTTCGTTCGAATACTTTTTTCACTAAATATTGTTGAGTTTGCTCGCTAATATATATTCTCTCGTCTTCGGACAAAAAAACAATAGTTGAATATAAACTAATATTTTCAAACCCAAAATTAGGAATTTTTGAATAGTGTTTAATACTTATATCTTTAAATACTTTTTGTATATTTTCCGCTGGTGTTAAATTTGTGATTGTATTATAGCTTATATCTCCAAGGCAAAATGTATTTGCTGGCGGTGGCTTCAAAAAGAATAATATATTGAATCGTTCATCGCTTAAATCTGGGCGTATAAATGGCGGGTCATAATACTTAAAAGTGTCTGTTATAACTTTAGGCATTTGTGTTCTAGGACACATATTTTTAACCCATGATTCAAAATAGTTTAAATCTCTCACTTTAAATAATTCACATAACGGTCTGCATTCTATATGTATTTCCAGTTTTGAATATTGCAATAATAATAATGGGAAGCTTTGAAAACTTGAAAATGTTTCCCATAGATATAATGGAACAAATATTCGTTTTCCACGAATGGATGGTTCTAATCCATTAGGATAATTAGACTCATTTAAACCACCCCATGAGACCGACGGATAATTGCCATTATTATTATTAAAAGATTCTGGTTCATTAAATTCTTTTGTATTGCCAATCATAGTATTAAATAATTCTAATTTGGTGCTTGTCAAATCCCGCTTAGACTTACAATATAAATAGTGTCCTGAATATTCTTGTATTGGTCTTCCATCTATTAAATATGTCACTTTTTTGATAAATTGAACGCCAATATTCTCAATCCATCTAAACTCATATGGTTGACAATATATTAAACCAGATATATCAGGACTTGGTGCATATTGCCCGTTGCTTGACATATCATAGGCAACTGGTATAGTATAAATAGGACTATATATATCAGGTAAACTAAATGAAAAAAAGGTGTCAATCAATAAATCCCCAATATTAGAAATACTAAATTTAAATAATGAGTCTGTAAATAAGGATAAAGAGTTTTCAAAACTAGACTCAATTTGAAATCGTTGTAGTTCAAAATTTGTATGTTTCGCATAAGTGGTTTTAAAAAATGTCTTTTTTGGATTTCCATTTAACATAATATTTAATTCACCGCTTGCTATTTTATTTAATAAACCTCCACCCATAATAATATATATAATAATATAGTATATATAATTTTATATATATATATAATTTATATATATATATATTAGTAAATGGACGCATTTAATCAAATGAAAGATTTTATTAAAAATCCAGATATTCAAGTTGAATTATATGCTCTTCTAATAATGTTTATAATAGTATTTTGCGTATTTTTATATATTAGATATAAGGTTTCACTTAATTCAAGAAATTGTAAGGTTTTAAAAAAAGTTTATAAAACTAAACCGGCAATTTATAATATTGATTCTAATTCAACTTATTTATTAAGAGATTATTATATTAAAACCGCATATAATTGTTGCGCCGGTGGAAGTATAAAAGTAGATTATGTTGGATTATGCGCTTTAAAAACATGCATAGAACAAGGGGTTCGTTGTCTAGATTTTCAAATCTATTCTATTAATAATAGTCCAGCAGTCGCGGTGTCATCAGTAAATGAGTATACTGTAAAAGAGTCTTTTAATAGTATACCAACAAATGATGTATTTTCTACAATAATGAATATGGCATTTTCAGGAGTGCATTGTCCAAATCCAAATGACCCTCTTATTTTACATTTAAGAATATTAAGCACAAATGTAAAAATATATGATAAATTGGCCAAACAAATAAATGAAATATTAAACTCAAGAATTTTAGGAGTAGACTATAGTTTTGAGTTCGGTGGACAAAATTTAGGGTCTCTCCCTATAAAAACATTTTTAGGAAAAATTATAATTATAGCAGATGCTAGTAATCCATTATATCAAAAAACAAAATTAGATGAATATATTAATATAGCAAGTAGCGCACCATTCATGAGAAAATTAAGATTCATAGATGTTAAGTTTCTTCAGGATGCCAAATTAGCTAGTTATAATAAACAAAATATGAGCATTGTGTTACCAGACCTTGTTCCTAATTATTCAAATCCAAACTTTAATGAAACAAGAGAATATGGCTGTCAAATGGTTGCTATGTCTTTTCAAAAAACAGATAGTAATTTAGC